ACAGGCCTTTTAATGTCATATACGAAAAAAGATCAATATCCTATTATACATAAATCAGGTATATATCCAGATGGTAATGATAAAGAAATTGGATTAGATAATGACAGTTTAGAAAAATACTCATTGGGTAATTGGAATTCTATTGTTAGAAATAATCGACCTTTTGTCTCTAATTTTTTAACAAAATATTCAACAACTTTTGATGAAGAAGAAGAAATAGAAGAGATACCTATTTCCCTTGTGCCTATAGCACCACCGTATAGTGCTGGTGATGCACTTACAGGTTATGATGAGTTTATGTTAACAAATAGATGGTTGGTAGAGTATTATGGTTG